GATCCTCTGGGACTCGAACCCAGGACACCTCGATTAAAAGTCGAGTGCTCTAACCAACTGAGCTAAGGATCCAATACTTATTAGGTGTGATGTTATGTTATAGATATGGATAAACCTACATACCGTTCGCTTTAATCTGTAATCTTATTTCAGGTCATGACTCCTATTTCGATTACAACTCAGTATTGGCCGTGCCTGCAGGACAGAGGACCCATTGACTGTGCGCTGCCCAGGAACACTGGGATTTTCCATAACACCACACCTAATAAGTTGTTTCTTCAAAGAAGCACCGTGTCGTAAGAGATTTGCACTCTTTCCCAACGCGATGTGTCCTATCTACATAGACGAACGACCTACAGCTTGTCGCGAACAGCCGTAGTGATGCTTCCGTGAAGAAACAACCGTTACACCCACGATGGGGTAAGAATCCTAGCCTTGGGAGCCAGAATCCCCGGTGTTTCGTCTTCTAACAATGTCAAACAGCGTAGTCTTTATTCTTAACTTAGTATAGCTTACTTTCTCGAAAAAGTCAAGCATAAAAAAAGGCGGGAACCTTTCGGACCCCGCCTAGCTAGTAGATTTCTCTACCGTTTAGACGAGACCCAACTGCATGGCTTTATAGCCTGCAGCGATATGCTTACGTGATGGTGTACCCATGCGGTACTTGTTCTTGACATGCCCCTTCGAGTTAGTCTTCTCGTTAAGGTAGATGCAGTATCCCTTTTCACGGAGAGAATGAATCACACGATGCGGATTACCTGCACCGAAACGAGCGGCAATCTGCTTGGCGGTGAGTTCTTCACCATTCTGAAGGGCTTCCAAAACACGGCTAGTCTTAGTCATTACGTTCTCCAATTTCACTTTATTTAGTCAGTCGAACGACCAACTTTCATTATTATACTGACTTTTTTCATAAAAGTCAACTACTATTTTACAGAATGTCAACCACACGACCATTCTGGTCTACTGCTCTTACACGGTAGTTCGGGTAGCGAGACTGGATAGACCGCATCTCAGCTACAATTCGTTGTGAATCATTCATCGTCACATGATACGTACGCCACATGCCCGAAGTATCTTGAGCCTGAATTTCGATACGGTCCATTACGAACGCTCCATTTCAACAGCTTCCTTAAGAACAGCACCGACGGCTGCAAGGTCGCTACACAGGATTTTAACCTGCGAGTAGTCATCATCCTTATTACGACCGCTGACCTCGACCATGAAGCCATTGTCGTAGACGTTCACGTTGATGCAATCGTTGATCTTTGTAAGCTTATCAGATACCTTCATTACCCTCTCCTCATCCTAGCTATATCTTCAGCATCCTGCTTTTTGAAGACAGGAACCATGTTGCTCTTGTGCATGGTAGCGATGCCAATAAGCTGCATCTCGCCCGAGTAGACTTTCTCGTTGGGCTTCGCACAAACACCAGGAGCCATACCTGACTTCGTGAACGCCGAACGATCAACTACCATACTCTTAGTATACTCCTCTTTGCTAATTTTGTCAAGCACTTTCTTGTCCGACTTCATACCTTTGGTCATGGACAAGACCCAAGCTTCGTGCTCTGCTCGCTTAAGCGAAGCACGTTTGTTGTTACTAGACTTTCGCTTTCGCATGCTAGTCGTGGTAACGAACGCCGGAAGAAGATGCATGGTCATTAGCTACGCTCCACCTTGTCGAGCAAACGCTCGAGGTATGCCTTTTCCTCACGGATACCCTGAGCATATCCACGGTCTACGTAGCTAAGGTTCGTATCCTGCTCATACATTTCTAACAGGCTACGAGTGTCGCGAAGACGCCTGTACAGCTCGCCAACCAACTCAGCTAGCTGATCGTCAACTGACTTAGAAAAGAACGTATCAGACATTAGTGAAGCTCCGCAGAAGTGTCGTACCAGTTGTCGGTCTCATGACGAGAATCAGCATCGAGATCGAAGCCGAAATCCTCGGGAGGAGAAAAATCGTCGGCATCAAGAGCCTCGCGATGCTCGCCGAAGTAGCCGTAGTACTCCTCGTCGGTCATCAGAGCCTCGCAGATAGCCCAGAGGTCACCGTCCTGATGGAGGCTCCAGACATTTTGGTTCGCGTCGACATACGTAGCGGTATACAGGATCGAATCCCACACATCCCAGTAGTTCTGGGAATCTTCATGGTCCGGACCACGGCGAAGAATTTCTAGATCCTCTGCTTTAACGCCAAGCCAGTGTTCGCCAAAATCAGCGAAGTCGCGAGGGATGTAGACGCCACGAGAATCAGAAAGCAGCAGGTTCATACCAGACATTAGCGGACCTCATTGTAGTGAGAGATAGCCATAGCTATGGTCAAGCCAACGACCAGAGCGAGGAACGGACCGAACACGATCAGAGTTTCAAAGCTAGACATTCAACTCTCCTCATCAACCTATTATCAATCATAGCCTGTTTCGGGCTATTAGTAAAGCGAATAATTCAATAGGATTAACAAATCGTTTTCCAGCCGCCAATCGGGCTGTAGGCCATGAGTCGGCTAGTACCGTCCGCTTGATACGACTGGACCGTAGCTTCAAAGCAAACCGACTCAACCTTAGCAATAGCAGCTTCGAGGCTGTTGCCGCTGTAGATGGTGTTACCGAAATTCGTGAGAATTGCTACGAACATGTTCAACTCCTCAATAGGCAGCAAGCTTGAGAGCGGGAATCTGGTGTTTACACACCATACGGTTGAACTGCTCAACGGGGAAGGCGACAACCGACTTCGGGATCGAACGGTTGATTCGAATGATCTGGCTAGCGATAACTGACTTGGTCTCTGGGCTAGCGTTCATCGACAGAAGCACCAGCTTGGTGCGCTTGTTGAACTTCGAAGCATGCTGTTTCGGCACCATGTAGTACTCGCCGTTGAACTGGCGGACCATGACGTAGACCGTACCGTTGAATTCCATTGCCTAGCTCCAGTCAGTGGGGGCGGATCGCCCGTTTCATCAACCATTCCTTATTATCAGTATACGTCACCTTCTGATATTAATCAAGGAAAAAAAGTAGCTAGACAATAACTTTTTTAATAGCCCAGCTCAAGCCGAAACTAGAGCTGGGCTATAGGAATTAGGCGACTTCAGCTTTGCTTTCCCAAACCGAAATCAGGGTATCGAAATTTATATCATAGGGAAGGTTAAGCTTGGCAATAGAGCGAAGGTACTCGACCTTAGCTTCAACGGTTTCAAGCGACTTGAACGTTTCAAAGAGATATTCCTTAGTCATTTTTCACTCCTTTTTCCTACCTTCTAATCATAGCCCAGATAGGGGAATTAGTCAACAACTTTCTTTTCCTGGAGCTTGACAATTTCGGTCAAGAAGAACCTGAGCTTGTCTTTAGCCGGAACGACTCGATCATCATAGATCTTATTCGCTTGTCGATAGTTGGCGTATTTTTCTTCCTGCCACATATCGTCTCGGGCGTCGATCATTTCCTCGAGCGCCTCAATGAAATAGTCAATGTCGTCTTTCGAGTCCAACCTCTACATCCTTTTCATCAGTGGGAAGATCATCAACGATGATGTATTTTGCTTCGGTGTCAAACTCACCATACGCCTTGAGAATTTTTCGAACTTCAACCAAACGATCGATAACCTTGTTGATGGTTCCTTGTACGATCTCGTCGCTATGACCCTCTTCGAGATCGGTAATAGCAGCTTGCAAGTTTGAATCAACTGAGTAGTCAATCAAAAATGTGATGTCTTCTTTGGATTGCTTTTTGAAAGGAGGAAAAAGAATATTCTTAATTTCCTCGAGCTTTTCGTCCGCTGTAGTTTTTGGTTTTGGCTTGAACATATTAAACATTTCACCTCACATTATTTCAAGTTTTCTTTCTACCAATGTTGTATTTTGCAACCAACTCCCACTCATTTTTTTCTTTATGAGGTAGAATTTTAATCTGACTCATGGGCGCTTTTGGTTCTTTAATTATTTCTTCGTCAACAACATTGATCAAATTCCAGTCTTGAAGGAGTTGACAAATTGTGTTACGACGACCGATATCTTCTTCGCTAAAATTCGTTGGCTTACCATCAAGAGCGAAAAGCTCTTTGAAATGAACAATGTAATATTTACCCTGCTTATGGAGAATATGACATGATTGATAAAGTTTATGATCTTTTCTTGATGCAACGCCGATACGTGTGAGAGTTTCTTTAATCTTCAAGAAGTCTTCTTCTTCCGCGATTTTCACTTCAACTAACGTATTTAATATAGACATTCGACGCTCCATAATTATTGTTTTTATTATTTATTCTTTATTACATTTTGACTCCAAAATTTATTCAACGTAGGATATTTCGTTTGATTAAAGGAATTTTGATCTATAAGATTAGCACATTCTATTGCACACAATTCAAAATATGTTTCTACAGGAAGTGCTACACAAGCATCATTGTTTAATTCAACAATAAATTTATCTTCAGTTATCTCTGTAGGAGTTTCTAAAGTTTTAGGTCTTTTGATAGAACTGAATAATTTAGATAATTCGAAAGCTTTTTGACCAAAATTATCAATTATTTTTTGTTTATCGCTATCATCAAATATATTTTTCTTAAAAACGTTAGTACCAAATACTGAATGTAACCCTCCACCAAAACAAACATGTTCTGGATATCCTTTTGTTTCTAAAATTTGATATACACGTACTAAATGATCATGTAAAGATCCTACTTGATGATTTTCGTTTTGAGCGCCATTTTCAAAAAGAAATTTACTTAATTTTTCAAAATTTTCAGATCGTCTTTTTCTAAACTTAAACATAAATGTCATACGAAGATCCATACATTTTCTAGAAACTGCACGAGCAGAATGCATCATGTTAGATGGGAAAATTACTAATCTGTTCGAGCATGGAAGAACACATTTAATAATATCTGTCTTATCTTCTTTTTCCATAAAAACAGTTTCGCCAGCCCAATTAGGGTACCAAATTTCATTCATATACAAAACAGAAGTTTTTTCATCTTGTCGAAAACTATCCGTATGGAAATAACCTTCTATCCCATATGTATGGCTGTTTATATAACATCTTATTAAAGCAACATCCTCTTTTAAATGTTGTTTTGTATATTCCCACATTTCTTCGACAACGCCGTTTAATTTTGAAGAAATATCAGCAATATTTTTAGGTCCAGCTCGAACTATAGAATAATTCCAATGACCATGCGGGTCCGTTTTATTATTTGAAAACCACCCATATCTCATAGGTGCGTCTTTATATTCAGCTATAAACCTATCATACATTTCTTTTGGAAAAAAATCATTATTAACTTCTATCTCTCGCATGCTCCACCCCTAACCTTTTCTATAATATACTTCACCTGTTCTTTATTTAGTAAGGTATAAGCTTCCTGTGCTTTTTTGTAACTGTAATTGAAATAAATTTTGATAGCTTCAATATCAGCGTCTTTATCTTTCTTTACCCACTTAGCGTACCTCTTCTGCTTCCTAACAGAATTAAAAAGGTAGTCATGCTGAAGAAGCGAATCTAGATGATAGTTGATATTCATCTCTTGAGCAGTAAAAATTGTGTCTTTAAAATAAGAAAGACCTTTATTTATTTGATAAGCATTGTACAGCTTCTCATTAGAATCGTCGATCAAACGTTTCTTGTTGTAAGTTATAGAGTTGAGGATATCAAATGGGTTCATTGAAAATCACAAACCATCATAATTTCAGTTAGGCAAGCAACCAGATTAATTTCTGGATTTGCCGCGAAAGCAGCCTGATACTGATATTTAGCTATCAGCAATACAAGCTGGGCTGCACTAGTTGCAGTAAGGAAACTTGATGACTGATCATAGAGCTTACGATAAATTTCATTTTGATCAAGATCAATATTGTTAGCCACCCACTTGCGAATTTCAGTGAAGTTCTTATCGCGAAGAAAGTCTACCAATTCCTTGATTGAAATTTCTTGCATATTAGAAAGAATACCAGAGTCAATAGCACCAGTTGCTGCATAACGCTGTAGTTCGTTAAGAACACGACGCCAATCAGGAAAATGCTTTTGAATTACCTCGGCGACGACAGCCTTATCATACTTAACAGATTCAGTATCAAGAATACCGATAACTCGCTTCATAAACTGCATAGCGAGCTTGCCCATATCCTTCTTGCTGATCTTGAAGTCTACGACAGAGCACCGAGAATGTAGCGGTTCAATGATTCGGTTCTTAAAATTGCAGGTGAGTATGAAGCCGCAGTTCCTTGAGAACTCTTCCATAAAATTGCGTAGTGCGGGTTGGGTAGAGTTTGCGTTGAGGTAATCTGCCTCATCAAGGATGACGTACTTGCGCCCCCCACTGAGCGACACAGAAGAGGCAAAGTTGAGAATCTCATTACGCAGGGTATCGATATTTCCATTCATAGATCCATTGATTACGATGTAGTCACATTCAAGCTGTTCAAGCATAGCACGAGCAACTGTCGTCTTACCAACGCCAGCTGTACCAGATAGGATTAGATTAGGGATATTCTTCTGATCAACAAACTGCTGAAACACAGCCTTCAATTCAGCTGGTAGAATAGTTTCTTCAACAGTCTTAGGACGGTACTTTTCAACCCAGAGAAATTCTTCAAGCATTTACAGTCGCCTCGTCAAAAAAAGATTCAATTGTTGTGCAAACGTATTGTTTTTTTTCTTTCTTATTAGGATTACGACCGTTGTAGATATCCCAACACTCAACACATTGATAACGCACTGAATCGGTTGCATTCGCCTTTAAATAAAATTCAAATCTATACTTTAATTGTATACAAGAAGGGCACGGTATCTTCAACAATTCTTCACCAAATACAGTTTGAATTGTAAGCGTCGAAGGTATTTTTCTGGTAACAACTCCTGAGGTTACTTGCCTCAAACGATGCATCACATATCTCCATAATAAAAGTGGGAGGAACTATAATAGCCCCTCCCAGGTAAGAAGTCAACTATAAGTTGAGTTCGATTCAACGGCAATCCAGTATTCAATACCACTCCCTACGAAGTGAGAAATGCCCTTTGAGCAAATACTGACTTCGTAATCACCGGGAATGATCTTAATGTTTTCTGGCTTAAAGATAGCACGAAAATTTTTATCCGTGGTACCAATTACAACAGAAAACATATTGCTTGATGCATTCTTAGAATCAATCGCCTGAAGACTGATATTAACACCATCACCAGTAATCGCGATTTCTGGCAAATCAAGACTACCGAGCTTCCTCTGGACTGTACGGAGATTATCAGTAGTAACCTTACAAACTGCATCAACTGTCGGAAGATTGATTGCCTTCTCGGGCGGAACCTTAATACCAGATTCATCAGCATAAGCCAATCTCACCTTATCCGTCTTACCAGCTTCGTTAACATACAAAACTGTGTCTTCAAAGGTAATTTCTGCCTTCTCAAATTCAGTTACAGAACTGATAAGGTGACCAAGGTTGTACATAGCAAAACGCTTTGTAAAAGTATCAGGAACTGTAGCCTTTGCTACAATCGTCTTAGCAGTAGAAATAGTCGTAAGTACATTACCTTCCTTCACGACAAGCGAAGGATTGATAGAATAAAAATTCTTAAGAATTTCAAGAGTCTTTACGTTCAAATTCATTAGATAGTATCCTTCACAATTTGCATAATTTGACCAGGAGTTTCCTTACAGGACATAATCTTGCCATTCTTTAGAACAAGCGCCGTAACATTAGGACGATCGTCATTCATTGTAATGAGCATAGAAGCTGGACGAGTGTATCGCTCCATAACAACAATTTCACTAGGATCAATCCAAAACTCATAGTTTGGTTCTGGATGTGTAAGCTGAATCAACATATTATATTACCTCACTTCTTTTTCTTACCGCCGAGGGAACCGGGATCAGCGGTTGCAGCTGCACCAATAGAAGCAAGGTCGGCAAGAGAACCACCAAAGATATACGAACCAACGTGCTGCATCTTCATCCATGGGCAGAACCAAGTCTTAAGGCCAATTTCCTGAACCTTCTGACAGAACCAATAGTCTTCAGACAGATAACGCTTAGAAACAGGATCAATTTCAGCCTGGAAATACTGAAGGATTTCACGGCTACCATCGAAAGCTTCTGTACGAACGTGATCTGGCTTATAACTGAACTGAGGATAAGATTCCGCAAACTTCTTAAGAGCTTGCTTTGAGATCATCATAAAGCCAGTACCAATTTCAAGAACCTCAACTGGCTCTGAGATCGGAATAGAACCAGTACCGTTCTTAGGATTGAAGACGTAATCACCAACGAACTTTTCAAGAACATTAGGATCCTCGTCAGCCATACCCTTGTCAACAGCAAGCTTAATCTTTTCCCAGCTGATGCACTTCTTAGGATAAGGTCCGCCAATGATGTCATACTTATCTAGGTCCTGAGCTTGAAGAGCCATAAGAGCAATGACATCCTGAGGATTAAACCCGATATCCGCATCGATAAACATAAGATGTTCTGCATCAGAACGCATAAACTCATCTACGCAATAATTACGAGCGCGAGTGATGAGTGATTCGTTGAAGAGATAGTAAAACTGAAGTGGGATACCGTACTGTGTACAAATAGCAGACAAATCAGCAGTTGACTTAGCAAACATACCAGCGCACATACCGCCGTACATAGGAGTTGCGACAAACAGCTTACGCTCGCGGAGCATTTCGATAGGTACATTAATTTCCATTATTTAACATCCTTATAGTGATCATTATACAAACACAGTAGCGTGTAATGTAGGGTCTTCATCAAATCATCTTTGTTATTGCCGCTTTTCTTACCATAACGCCAAAGGTACTTCAGCGCTGTATTACGGAAAGTGGGAGTAGCATCACCCATTGCAATCCACGCATCGAAACACTGAACGCCATTTTCAGTCATGTAGTGTTCGCTGTATGTCTCATCTATATAGTCAAGAAAATCAGAAAGAATCTTATTTTCAGCATACTTATACGAATTTTTTCCAACCAATTCAGTTTCTCCGTAAGAAGCAGTTACGCTCGTAGGTTCAAGTTTTTCTTCCATACCATATACAATTTTAATTTCATCCATGGCTCACCTCATTAATTATAGATTGAAATACTATTTCTTGCTCGAATAAATCATTATTAGGAAATGACTCTACGAAAAATAACAATGACATATTTGTCAAAATATTATTGATTTTGCTTTCGCGACCTTGCAACCAAGTTACATTTTGATTGCTACCACGTTCTTTGTATCTTTCCTCCCGTACTTCGGGATTTGTCGAAAGATGAAAGATCTTTAGATCGTACTTATCAGCACAATCCTCTAGAAATGAAGCAGTGAATAATCTATCACCCTCATATAATACTATAGAATCCTTTGGAAGGCAAGCTAAAAATTTGATAGCTTCTGGTTGTACCGCCATACTCATACGGTCGGTTCCAGAAAAAACTTCACCTTCATCATACTTACCAAGAATGTAAATATTATTGTTTTGAAGATAAGGAACGAGCTTAACTTCATCATACTTTTTTTCAGGTGTGTAATATTCGATCAAACGTTTCATCAACGTTGACTTACCACTACCTGGATTACCGCCGATTGCTATAACTTTCATTATCACTCCATGTAAAAACGTTCAAGAGCTTTTGGCCCATAGAAATCGTTCTCGAAACATTCCCACTCTTTTTCCATCATAATCACTTGACCAGTTGTAAGATAGTGATTTTGTTTTTCTGGCTTCAATCCAGGATCGATTGGATTATCTTCTAAACGAAGATGCTCTGGTAAACATTCTTTTCTCATCTGCCAAAACAAATCGAACTTATTTCCCCACTCAGACTCCGCATACTTGATACGATCATGGAACATGTCCATATAA